GCTCTGCATATTCCCCGTTTAATGTCTTTTAAGTTAATAATAGACACCCAAACCGCACGAAAACGTCCACGATGAAGGTTTACCCCCGTCATGGAGGTCTTTTCGAACGGAACCGGTGGGTAGTCAACCCCCTCCGGCGGTCAGTTTTGAGACTGACCGGCTACTACTAGTCTAGTAAGGTAGCCACGATGAAGTGGCTGAAGAACTTACCTTTCTTGTAGTAGTCGTCTTCGTCTTTCGACGAAAAGAGTAACCTACTCGGTGTTTTACGCTTTGTAAACCACTAAGCAGGGCGTACATATCGACAGAATCTCGTCGATAGGAGTCCATTCCCCACGAATCATATGTGGTAGTATGGACTAGCTCCTTGCAAACCCAAACGCAATTTCTTCTATCGAAGAAACACGTAGGGCTCGTAAGGTGCTGATCAGCCCAAGCATCAATACCCGAATCTGCATTCCCTTTGAAGGGTCTGAAGAAACGGAATCGGTGCGGAATTTGGTCTAAAATCATGGACCAAGTTCCCGAGAAGAAATCAGTGGTTAACTGACTTCGACGCGTAAGGTTGAGCCACTTAAATAACGACTCAATAGATCCGAGTTCGTAATCTAAGGTGTACGGACGAACGTCTACTCCGCCAAACCAGTCTGCCCCACAGGACTCCCGGAAGGGACCTTCAATGAAGGTTTTATTCGGGTTAGGAGAAAATCCTAAGACCTTTAAAAGTCGAAGGACTCCTCCAGCATGCTTCCGACGGACGATTATGTCGTCGCCATATACCGAAAAATCGGTACCTGGAACGCCACAACCAACCGCCGAACAACAAGCCGCGAATAAAAGAGTCTCAAGAGGAAAACAGAAACCGTTCCCCATAGAACAGAACTTATGGTAAGAATAAATCTTCCCACGAAGTTCATATCTATGTGACCGAGTCGAGTTCAGCAGATCGAACCACTCGGGAGGTAGGAGAGAACGAACGAGACCTTCGGAAATACTGTCAGAAGCACTTGACAGATCGATGGTAACGAACGACTCTTCAGAATCATCGACCGACCCTTGACGGGCAAGCCTTTGATTCAAGCTTTGGTCTTCCAGATTGATGCCGATCCTTTTCATGCGAATTCGCATGATCGTATCAATACCTTTCTGGAGGTAACCATTGAGCAACGGTTCGACGGCGATAGCTCGATGAGTTTTCGCCGTCTTTGGGACGAAGCTAATTTTGTTGTAGTTCACCAGCTTGGCTTTTTGGGAATACGCGCTTTTAGACGTACCCCAATCTAGGCAAGAAATGTAAGACCTGCTATCCAAGAGTAAATCTCGGATATGCGGATCTCGCATGACCGCCCAGTAGCCGTAGGTGAATGCACCAGGCGACACGGACCACTTATCCGCTAGAACTTTTCTAGCAAGGTTCGTGGCATTGCCGTGAACACCGACAGAGGCGCCAGCACCAAAGGCACAGCTACTGAAGATCTTCTCAAGATTCGGGGAGTCATCCAATACAAAACGGATAAAATCCCTCATCTTTTGGAGATCAGAGCAGTAGGGATCTCGACGCGAGTCGAGAAGTCGAAACTTACGATTGAGCAAGCTACACTTCCGCTCAGACCGTAAGAACGAACCAATAGCCTGGGATTCAGGGTCAGTACCTACGACCTTAGGATCCCAAGGATATTTCCTAATTAACTGTGCAAACTGATTCGCCACGAAATGCGTAGTGGCATCCGAATGCTTGTGCTCGGACATAGAATCAGCGAGTCTTAAGGCTAAGTCATATCTCTTAGAGCGAAAATAACCTCCAAGCGTTTTGACGAAGTCATAAGACTCATAATGCTGAAACAACTCAAACATAACTCTCTCGTAAATAACAAAAGAGTCTGTTCGAAGCTTCTGTCGAACATCGCGATTCGACTTCTGCGTTCTAGGGGTCATCACGGCTCCTAAAGTTTTCCTAATAGCAGAAATTCCGCTAAAAGGTTAAGACGAACCTTTCCAGGCCTGATACAAGGTAATCAAGGTGATTCCCAAGTTCAGGATGAAAAGGAGAAGCAGGTCAACACAGTCCTTCAGACGCCGAGGCCAAAATCTGGACTCAGTAGCTGATCTTCTGCGATTTGACATGCGACTTCATCGACGCGCTCGCTACGAAAGCGCCGAAGTCGTCCAGCAGTGTGTCGACGTTCGCGGCGGTATAACCCACGGGCACCGAGACCTGAACGGAAACGATCGCGTCGCCAAGCGACGTGAGCGCCCCGGTCAAAGTCAAAGTGCGCGTGAGCTTCGCCTCGGTGCGGCCCAGACCAGAGAAGCTCGCGGACGGCTTGGGAGCCGTTCGAGAAAGCTTCACATCGTCCTTTATCGTCACGGTTTTTGCCGGTCCGATATAGGAGACGGAGTCCTTGTTAAAGGAATCCGCGGTGTAGGAACCTGCGTTGACGGTTAAAGCCATCGGGATAACTCCCTAGTAGATAAAACTCCTCTCGCGAGGATTGTGGTTAGAGGAGCAATTGCTCCACATGCCCTTCCAGAACTACCGGAAGTACTTGCTAGCCACTTGACTCAAAAGTGCAAGAGAGTCCGCAACCCGTATTAAAGATGAAAAGCGAAAATCACTTTTCACCAATATTTCGGGCGACGTTAATGGCTGCCGGGATTTCGTCCATAAAGTGGAGGAACATGTTCCACTTAGTGCACGAACAAGGCTCAGACCTGGATAGTAACACACTGTATTTGTTGGTGTGTACAAAGCAGATATGATCCTTTCTGTCGTGAGACAGCCCCCTATGTTTTTGTACCCTGGAGCCGGAGAGTAGGCTTTAAGATAATCGCCTACATTCACGAACCAGTCTAAAACGAATGAGAACGGGATAAGTTCCCAAGGGACCGTTAAAAGTCCCTTAGCCGAAAATCCAATGTTATCACGGAGATTCGACATGTGCTCATCGATGGCTAATCCTCGAACTGTGACATGGTCCGTTAACATGACGTTAACGTCCGTCCTAGTAGAGGAATCGCCAACGGATACACTGGTCACCGAGATTTCCTGAAGCTTTAAGGATTTTCTCGTTGAATCCCTGCGTATCCCGACTGGCATATCCAGACCATTAACGATGGCTGTAACGTCTGCGATAAAGGGGAGTACCCCGTACCGATACGCGAGCCAAGCACTAGCGGGTCCCATAAGAGTCATAGCAGCTCTATTCTTGCGAAAATAGCTGAATAGATATCTTATAGGTCCGCTAAAGAGGGCAATAGTTTTCTTAATCTCGGCGGCTGATTCCCACAAATTTTGTGAGGATTGGCCTCGAGCAGCAAGAACACTAGTGCTCACTTCCTTCTCGAGTCTCGCGATATCACCGTTATCGATGATACCTTGAGGTGTGGGTAGCGGGACATTAGCACCACCAGTCAGCAAATACGCTAAGTATGGCCCCTCGGCACTGTACTGGAGGTATACTTCTCCTCCAGGCTGGCCGGTAGGGTTACACGTAGGCGTAGTTTGACGAACAGTAGGGCCAGATCCAACTTGGTCCACACTAGACGTAATTTTTCTATGCTGCATCGGAGAAAAGATTAAATCACCTTTCTTCTGACGGCATAAAAACCTTGCGTCACGACATCATCCATCTCCTCAAGAGTCCCAACTTTGACGGAAGGATGAGTAGCATATGTGTACGTCACCCCAGAGCCACAGGGTGAGCCCACAGTGCCATCATCTTTTCCGAAAATTGAAATCATGGGAGCGGAACCTAAGGTTCCCCGGGAACGATGTCGAAAATCACTCATGAAGAGTTCCTCTTTAATGGGTGTACGGGGTCAATAACCCCAGAACGAGAGACCATGGCTACGTTAAAATGAGACGAGGGGGTTCAACCCTCTCGACTGGTATTGCATTGGGCGGGAAACGGCGAACAACACCGAATCTCGTCCTTACATGCATAACCGGTATCATGGCAAGCTTGGAGACGCCGTTAGAGTCCGTTAACCGGACTAAAACGTTGGCAACAAACATGTCAGGTTCCATTTTAATATGTCCTTCCAGTGTGATTGTAAGAGACAGGTTAGGTTACATTTAAAACCTTGCTGTCCCTCACAGAGCAACCGCTACAAGGGCATCTCTTTCCAACTCGGTATCTGCCTCAAAGTCAATGGAGCTCGCGCTCGACTGGCTCTGCTACCCCTCTTTCAGGGTAGACGGGTAAGAACCTTGAAGAAAAGCGGTGTCCAAGTAGCGATTGCTCACACATTGGAGAGACGCGCCGCGGAC